GCGACGAAGTGCTGACAACTGTTTTGCAGACAGTGGCATGGTGTTGTGGTTTCGAAATGTCAACTGTACAGGACAATTAAGAAACAAGGAAAAACAAGTGATAGAGGAAACTATACAAGTGGAAGGTGATAGCCAATTCGTACATGATATTTAATCTTTGTAGTACGTTTTGGTCCCCCGTAGCAGCTGGAACTGCCACGCCCCCACAGGGTTGTATTTAGTGGCGGGGAGAATTTTACAGTGTTCTAACACTCAACTCAAACCGAGGGAGACGACGACGAACGACGACGACGACTACGACGGAGTAGGAACAATAACGACGCGACAAGTACTACGAGGACGACGAAATAGAATTATGACGATGCGACGACGACGAAGACGACGACGACGACGCAAGACCAAAGGGGGAGTGACTTTATCAGCCAGACCCCTCCAAGCTACGAGCCATGGCTATGACCGTGCCAACAGGGCACATTCCCGCTGCGTTTATCAGTAAATCGCCGACGGCGAAGTCTAGTAAAGCTAACACGCAGCTGAACCGGGCGTTGAGTCAAAGATAACAAACTGTTAAGTTACGCAATACCACCGAATGCTCGGTGCGACAAAAAGAAATATCGCGTTCAATGCTCATCAACGTCTTCAAGGAGGAGCTTATGGCTGGAAAGCCATCGGGACCGACAACAGCCTACGTTGTTATAGCAACGCAGCAAAACTGTTGACGGGAGGAGGAGGGAGACGACGACGACGACGACGACGACGACGACGACGACGACGACTACGACTACGACAACTCACGAACGAAAGAGAGTAAACACACAACTAGCACAAATCATACAGTTCTTCTTTAAACTCTTCACTCACCGGAGGCAGAGCAGGAGTGCCTGGTGGAGCCCATCCCATCGCCTCTACGAGACCGACTAAGATGGCTGTTTCTTCCGGTGAATGCCTCAATACGAACGCACAACCACCTAGACACTCCCTGCTTGGAGCTTGTCCTGGTTTGCGACGTAAGTCGACGTGGGCCAGCATCTTCCTGAAATTGAGGAATCTGGCGTGCCATGAACCGTCCACTTTTGTGTAAGAGTGCGACGTGAAATCGACTGGACCGTGATGGTGGTTGGTAGTGGTGGGCTTGCAGATCGTGCCGCAGCTTTCCATCAACGTCAAAGACATTTCTCCTGCTGCCACCAAGTCGTCTCCAAGGACGGCGGCGCGCTCTGCGCCACAGAAAAGGGCTTGCGCCTTTCTCCCAGTGGAATTTTGAGAAGTCGTTGATCCGGTTCCGGATGAGGTGGTTCCGAAGGCTTGCAACTCCCACGCATCGGTATTGCCTACCAACACGTGGGCTGAGTTACACAGCCCTTCGGCGATCATTAGCTCGCGATTGTAGGCGAGCATGCAATCGTCAACATCAACGCCATCAACAACTCTTGTTGTGCATTGGTTGCGACGATCAGCGTCAAACATGATCATGTCTCTTGCAACGGTAATGTCCCATTGCGCGGCATCTTGATCTTTCAGTGCTTCGAGCTCCGGTCCTGAGACCCATTCGAACACACGTCCAGTCTGAGCTATACCAAGGTCATGGTGGCCCATCCCGACGCAGATGCCATTAATAAGCTGTAGAGAATACCTTCTGATATCTTCTTTGTTGTGGTCTTGGTGGAGAATGCACTGCAGGGTGAAATCTACAATGCTAGTGACCCAAATCAAGCGCCATGTGCCCGTTTCGGCTTTGGAAGCTTTGTGGGCCTCCACTTTGATGAAGCCCTCACAGGGGTCCATCACGCCGGCCTCGATCATGCTCAAGGGAGTCATGGTACCGAGGTTGCCAATGTTTGCCATACGCAGTATGATACGCATAATGACGAGAGCTTTGAGCTCCGCCTTACCCGTTCCGATCATCCACGCTGCTTTCGTGCCTGGCTTCTTACGAGCTGACCAGCCTGAACTTTTGAGGGGATCGAATCCATCGACTATGTCATCGAAAAGTGTCGCAAAATGACACAACCCCGGTTCGCACACCGGTGTTTCAGCGAGAAACTCACTGTACTTCCGGTCGAAGGTAGGCTCTGCCTGGAGCTTACTCCAGTCTCGTTTCACAGAGATCTTCTTTGCCTGCACCCTAAGCGAATT